ATTGGTGCTGCTTTAGACATTTACGCTGAGGAATCTACCACCATCAATCAAGATGGTTACATGTTACAAATTTATTCTGAATCGTCAAGAATTAAATCAATTCTTGGGGATTTGTTTAATAACGCTTTAGATATTAACACTAACTTACCCATGTGGACAAGAAACACATGTAAGTATGGTGATAACTTTGTTTATATAAAATTAGACCCTGAAAAAGGTGTTGTAGGATGTATGCAGTTACCAATTATTGAAATTGAACGATTGGAAGCGGGTATGGGTTCACATTCAACTGATTCAACTACTAATCCTGAAAAAAAACATTTAAAGTTTAAATGGAAACAGAAAGATTTAGAATTTAATACTTGGGAAATTGCTCACTTCAGATTATTAGGTGATGATAGAAGATTACCTTATGGTACATCTATGTTAGAAAAAGCTCGTCGTATTTGGAAACAATTATTGTTATCAGAAGATGCGATGTTAATTTACAGAACATCAAGAGCTCCTGAAAGACGTGTATTTAAAGTGTTTGTTGGAAATATGGATGATGCGGATGTTGAACCATATATCCAAAGATTTGCGAATAAATTTAAGAGAAGTCAAACTGTTGACCCAAAATCGGGTAATGTAGATATGAGATTTAATCAGATGGCGGTTGACCAAGATTATTTCGTTCCTGTTAGAGATACCGCACAGGCAAGTCCTATTGAGACATTAGCGGGGGCACAGAACCTATCTGAAATTGCGGATATCGAATATATCCAAAAGAAATTATTAACAGCTTTAAGAGTACCTAAAGCGTTTTTAGGTTTTGAAGAAACTGTTGGTGACGGTAAAAATTTATCACTACAAGATATTCGTTTTGCAAGAACTATTAACAGAATTCAAAAAAATATGATTTCTGAATTGAATAAAATTGCTATTATACATTTATTCATTTTAGGTTTTGAAGATGAAATATCAAATTTCCAACTTAGTTTAACAAATCCGTCAACTCAGGCAGATTTGATGAAAATTGATGTATGGAAAGAAAAGATTTTATTATATAAGGATTTAGTTGCTGACCCTGGTAGTGGAATTGCACCAGTGTCTATGTCATGGGCTAAGAAACACATTCTTGGGTTTTCTGATGAAGAAATTAAACTTGACTTACAACAACAACGTATTGAAAGAGCCGTTGGTGAAGAACTTAAGAAAACTGCTGAAGTTATTACTCATACAGGTTTATTTGATAATTTAGATAAATTATATGGTAAAAAAGAGGGTGAACCAGCAGGTGCCCCATCAGAAGGTGGGGGAGCACCACCTGAATCAGGATTAGGAGGAATGGAAGGATTTGGAGGTGGTTCCGAAAGTGCTGCACCACCATCTGAAAGTCCTGCCCCACCACCGGCAGAAGGTGCGGGTACAGTTCCTGAAAACATAGAAAAACGTAATTCAGGACTTAATATTTTATTAGAAAATAGTGGAATGTTAAATGAAGATGAACTGATTGATTTAGGTAGAGTTCAAGAATCATTGGGTGAAATTGGAAATCAATTGGATAAACTATTAAAGGATTGATATTTATAATTAAATTATTATAAAATGAGATTCGGAATAATTAAAACACTAGTAGAAAATAAGTTGGTAGAGTCATTCAAAAATGAAACTCTTAAAACTGATATGTATCTTTTTAACAAAAAACTATTAAAAAATAAAGATTTTGTTAAAATGATGTCAATTTATGACAACCTAAATGAAAACAAAGGTTTAGATAAAGAAACTTCCAATTACTTGGTTGAGGATATGGTTTCAGAATTTAGAAATTTGAAACTTTCAGAATCAACAAATAAGTTTATTAAAAGTTGGACAAAGGATATAGTTTTAGAAAACAAATATGAAACTATTGATGATTTATTGTATGGTGATTTGATTAAACCTGAAAAAAAATCAATTGCTAAAAAGAAAATTGTTGAAAGTTTAACTAAAACTAAACCAATTGTTGAAAGTAAAACACCCAAAGTTCCAATTAGTTCAATGTTAAAAGTTGCTAATAAAACTGCTGAAAAATATTTAGAAAATTTAACTGAATCAGAAAGAAATTCAATTAAAGAAATTTTAACTTCAAAAGAAGAAAATTTAAAAAGTAAATTTGATGAATTAAAAGAAAATGCTGTTCAAAAAATTGATACATTAATTTCAGAATCTGATGAAGAACTTAAAAATGTTTTAATTGAGACAAAAGAAAGAATTACAAATTCTAAACCATCTAAAAAAGAATATATTAAGTTATTGAGTTTAACTCAAAATTTATAATTCAGTATTCTTTGAATTTTTATAAATTGCATTTTTTAAAATCTGACGTTTTGTGTCAGATTTTTTTTTGTAGTATTACGAAGATATGAAAAAATTGTAAATGAAAAAAGGAAAAAGTTGTGTAATCAAAGGTTACAAACAAATAAAGTGTTCGTATGGAACTGTGGATTCGAAAAACTTAAAATCTATTTACTTAAACATCCAATCTTGGGTTGAACCAAAAGGTTTAGAAATGGATTGGTCACGACCTGTATCAATACTCAACAAAAATATAAAAACAACTCTTGGTGATATGATTAACAAAGATTTATTTAATGATAAATTTATTGTTGATTTAGATTTAAGAACAAGTGGAATATCAATTAAAAAACGGTCTTTCATGAATTTAGAAATAACTCTTTTTGTTAAAACAGAAATGGGGTTTAAATCAACAGAGTTAAAAAATGAATTAAAAAATATAATATCACAAATAGACAAATACTGTTTTAAACCTTCAAAATATTTTAAATTTTATTTAACTAAAAAGGATAAATTAAATACTACCGATAAATTAGAAAGTATTTAATATTTATCTAATAAAAAGGTAAAATGCAAAATTATAAAATATTAGGCCCAAGAGAGACAGGAAGAGGTATTTTAATTGAGATGGATGCGGGATATGTTTCCCCAACAGAAAAACATAATCAAACATTCTTACAAGAAAGTAGGGACTTTAAAGATTATTCAAAACCATTTGAGTTTTATGCCGTTCTACAAAAATATAACACACCAAATAGAAATGGTAGAATATATCCTGAAAGAATTTTAAAGAGAGAATCTGAAAATTATATAAAAAATTATATAGGTAAAAAAACTGCCTTATCTGAACTTAACCATCCTGAATCTTCGTTAATAGATTTGGATAGAGTATCACACATGATTACAGAGATGTGGTGGGATGGTAATGTTCTATTAGGTAAGTTATTACTTCTAACCTCACCAGGGTTCCATGAAAGAGGTATTGTGTCAACAAAGGGTGACCAAGCAGCAAACCTATTAAGATTAGGTGTAACGTTAGGTATATCATCAAGAGGGGTAGGTTCTTTAAAAAAAGTAGGTGACCAAAATGAAGTACAAGATGATTTTGAATTAATTTGTTTTGACTTAGTATCTTCACCGTCAACACCAGGAGCTTATTTATTTACTGAACCTGATGGAAGATTTGCGTTTGAAGAGAACCTACAAGAAGAAAACGAAATGAAAGCTGCAAGAACAGTTAACAAATCGCTTGATTTAATGGGAAGACTTTCCGATTATTTAAAAAAATAAATAATTATGGAAATGGACGAAAAATACTTTGTGGCAAAAATCCAATACGATTTGCCAGATGAAAACACAGGAAAAATTAAAAAAGTAAGAGAAGAAAAACTTGTAAAAGGTTATTCAGTTACTGATGTAGAAGCTAAAGTTACTGAGGCTTACAAATCATTTAGTTATGATTGGAGAATTACTTCAGTTAGTGAAAGTAAAATTGACGAAGTGTTTGAGTAATTACAAAGTAAAAAAAACATTTAAAAGAGGACAAAAGTCCTCTTTTTTTATGCTCTAACAAAAAAAAATTAATTTTTATAAACATTCATATATTTATTTAATAAAATAACTACGCAATGGCAGAAAAAAACTTAGTTGAAGAAGCGTTAATCCAAATACAAAATTTGGAAGAAGCTATCAATGAAAACGCAAAAGAAATACTTCATTCTACAATGAAAGAAGAAATTAGCGAATTAGTAAAAGAGTCTATGAAAAATGAGGCTGAAGAAGATGAATTTGAAGTTGAAGACGAATTAGAATTTGAAGATTCTGAGGAAGAAGAAAACGAATTTGAATCTGAAGATGAAGAATCTGAAGAGGAAGAAGACGAATTTGGAACTGAAGAAGACGAAGATTCTGAAGAGGAATTTGACATGACAGATTTATCTGATATGGGTGGTGAAGATGAATTTAATTCTATGGAAGTTACTGATTTAACTGACAGTTCTATGGAAGATGTCCTTAAAGCTTTTAAACAAATGAGTGCAGATGACAGTTTTGAAATTAAAAAAGAAGGTGATTTTATTCATTTAAAAGATGAAGAAGATGAATACCTTATTCAAACTGAATCTGAACAAGAAGAGTATGAAGGTTGGGAATCTGAAGAAGAGGAAGAAGAATTAGATGAAATCGTTTACGAAATTGAAATGAATGAAGAGGAAGAGGAAGAAGAGTTGGATGAAATGTGGGGTAGCAAAAAAGGTGAGTACTCAAGAGAACACGGACACGAAGACGGCGATGGTTTAGATTATGAAGAAGATGAATACGAACTTGAAGAAGAAGTATTTACTGAATCTACTAAAGCTGTAGTTGGTAAAGGTGTTAAATTGGGTAACGCTAAAACTGCTGGTGTTGTTAAAAAGACACAAGGTGGTTTTAACGAAAAGAAAGCTCACGCAAATCCTACAAAAGGTACAGGTAAACCTAAATTTGAGTTCAAAGAAGAAGCTTCAATGGACACGGATAGACCTAAAAAATTCGGAACAAAAGAAGAAGCTAAAGAAGCTGCTCGTACTTACGGATTTGGTTCTAAAAAAGGACGTGGTTTAAGAAAGGGTATTACACCTAACAGAAACTTAACGTTTGAAAGCCGTGAAATTATGGAAGAAGTTGAAATGTTAAGAGCTAAAAATGAAGAATACAGAAAGGCTCTAAATATGTTTAGAGACAAACTTAACGAAGTTGCAGTGTTTAATTCAAATTTAGCATACGCTACAAGATTGTTCACAGAACACTCTACGTCAAAGCAAGAAAAGATTAACATTTTAAGAAGATTTGATACCGCAGACACTCTTAAAGAATCTAAAGCTCTTTATAAGACAATAAAAGACGAGTTAGGTGGTGCTACCACTAAAGCTCCGATGACAGAATCAATCGAAAGAGTGATGGATAAAGTTCCACAATCAGGTTCAGCTGTGAATTTGATTGAATCAAAAACTTACGAAAATCCTCAATTCTTGAGAATGAAAGACATTATGTCAAAAATAATAAAATAAACTTAAAAAAATAAAAAACCTATAAAATAAAATGGGAGCATTATTAGAAAGTGGATTA